TGTAATAATCTTATTGGTTCTTTGCTTATGGCCATAGATAGAAATTTACCACCACATATAAATCGAATTAAGTTTTTGGATGAAGTTTTAGAAAGTTCAATTGAAAGCAATAATGATCTTGAGCAATACGAAATAAGTCAAACTTTGTTTGATATGAGAAAACAATTAAATCTTGATACCTGAAATTGAGCAGTACGTTATTAAACATTATAACGAATTAAAAAAAATTTGTGTCCGTATTACGGAAAATTCATATTGGGCGGATGATTTATTGAATGATGTGCTCTTGCAATTATGGACGAAAGAAGAAATTAAATTGGATAAACTTGACGATGCATCTATAAAGTATTATATTATTAGATGTATAACAACCAATTGGTATAGCGAAACGAGTCCTTTCTATCGTAAAGTAAGAAGAGAAAGTAACTTATATAGCGAGATGAAAGATATTCCTGATATACCATCACATAATGAAGAAGTGAAGCACCAACGAATGATGGACTTGATGGAAGAAGAGTTTAGTATGTTGGGATGGTTTCACAAGGACATTTTTAGTTCTTACCTTGTTATGGGTTCATATAGAAGAGTTAGTGAGAAGACAAAGATACCTTTAACGAGCATTAAGAATTATGTACATCAAGCAAAGAATGAAGTTAAACTAAATGTATTTAAAAGAATTAAAGATGAATAAGATTGAAAAATTATATAAAGGGTGTGGATGCAAAGGGGGAACAGTAAAATTACCTGACCCAACTCCAACACCTGAACCAATAAAAACAAATTAATATGGCAGGATGCAAAAACTGTAAAAAAAAACCACCTGTAACTGAATTACCACCGGTTGTTGAAGAACAAGTATGGGTTCCAACTAAAGATGAAATAGTTTTAGCTTATGCTGAACTATCCAATATGAAAGGCGTATCACACGATAAACGTGCTATGATAAACAAGGTATTTAATTATCTGTTTGATGATACAATTGATTTTGATTGTGGTGGTTGTATAACTAATCAAGGAATGAGATTCCATAACTATATGAAATACACATTAAAAGAAAATGTATAATGGAAAATAATGAATTAGTACCAATTAATGAAGATGTTAATTTTGATGGAATTGGTGAACCTAAAGAACAAATAATAAAACATAAAGGTGGTCGTAAATCTACAGGTCCACAGTTTCAACAAAGAGTTGATGAAGCAATTGAAATGATATTATATAAGGGATATGGGCATGAGGAATTTTGTAAAATATATACTCATAATTATAATGTATCTTTTCGTACTGCACAAAAAGTATGGGCGATATGTAAAGACATATTAAAGAAAAGATCTGAAGCAAAACAAGAAGAGATTATATCAAATCAAATTGGTAGATATATGGATCTATTAGAGCGTGCAAGAGAAGATGGAAACAAACGTGTTGAACGTGAAGTTTTATGGGATCTATCACGTATTACAGGATTGGATCAACGTAAGATTGATATTACATCTAATGGTGAAAAATTGGATATCAAAATAAATTTATCAAATCAATTTGAATAATGGCTGAAGTGAACTTAACTCCAAAACAAAGTTTAGCGTGGAAGTATTTGATGGATAACGAAACCTCTGAAGTATTGTATGGCGGAAGTGCTGGTGGAGGAAAAAGTATGTTAGGTTCAGTATGGTTGATTACGATGTGTTTGCAATATGAAGGTATAAGAACATTATTAGGTCGTACAGTTTTATCAACTTTAAAACAAACATCACTTAATACTTTATTTGAGGTTATGAAAATGATGGGTCTTAAAGAAGATAATCATTATAAGTATAACGCTCAATCAAATATTATTACATTTTTTAACAAGAGTGAAATTATATTGAAAGATTTGGAATCAAAACCTAGCGATCCTAACTTTGATTCTATCGCGGGACTTGAGATAACTTGTGCACTGTTAGAAGAGTGTAGTCAAATTTCTTATACAGCTTTTCAAATTGTTAAGTCACGTATTCGTTATAAATTAAATGAGCATAAATTAATTGGGAAGATATTGATGACTGCCAATCCAGGTCAGAATTGGTTAAAGAAAGAATTTTATATTAAGTCATTAAATGGAACATTAGAACCACATAAGAAGTTTGTAGCGGCTTTGCCTATGGACAATCCATACCTGCCTGAGAGTTACATCGAAATGCTACAAACCTTACCACCACCACAACGTAGAAGATTATTAGATGGCGATTGGAACTACGAGGAATCTTCTGATGCTATTTTTTCTTTCGATCTAATTACAGATAGTTTATTTAAATTTTCACCTAATCCTGATAATAGAATGTATGCATCAATTGATTGTGCTCGTTATGGTGCAGATAGATCAGTTGTTATGATTTGGAGTGGAATGGTTTTAATTGAATGTTATACCTATTCAAAATTATCTACAACAGAATTATATCAGAATGTAAAAGAATTGATGGATAAATATGGAATTGATAATCGCTCAATCATTATTGACTCTGATGGTGTCGGAGGTGGTTTGGCCGATTTAATTAAAGGAGTAAACTTTGTTAATAATGCATCGCCTCTATTCAAACAAAACTATACTAATTTAAAATCACAAGTATATGTTCGTTTAAGTGAGTTATTTAAAGAAGGTAAAATTAGTATTAATTTAATTGATCCTAAACTTACAGATCAACTTACTCAAGAACTTTTAGCAGTTAAACTTAAAGACGTAGATAATGATGCTAAAATTGGTATCATATCAAAGGATGAAATGAAAAAGCAGTTAGGCCGATCAAATGACCTTTCCGATGCTTTAGCTTATAGAATTTACTTTGAGTTGAAAGCAGGTAAAAGCACTGGCCGTTACGCTCTACAATTTACAAATTATTAATATGATAACATTTAAAATAGATGGGAAGGAATATAGTCTTCCTGAAGTAATAAACATAGATCACTATACAAAGATATTCAAAATAAAGGATTTATTGAGTGATGATTATTTTGCTGCTAAATTAGTTAGTATTGTATCAGGTGCACCAATTGAAGGTATAATGGAAGGTGAATATGAGCAAATTAATTATATGGCTTCATATATATTAGAATTGCTTCCAAAAGATACACCTCAATTTAAAGATAGATTTATAATAGATGGAGTTAAATATGGATTCTTTCCCAATTGGAAAGATATGACGTATGCTGAATTTGTGGATATGGATACAATTAGTACACGTCCACCTGATGAAATGTTGAATATGTTACATATACTCGCTGCAGTTATGTATAGACCAATTATAAATGAAAGATCTGAGCATGACTTTGATATTGAAAAATATGATGTTAAAACAATGGTTAAGCGTGCAGAATTATTTAAAAACAAATTAGATGTGAGGTACGTGCTAGGAGCACAGACTTTTTTTACTCAATTAGAAAAGAGATTTTTGGCTTATACCCGTCTATCTTCGATCCCGAAATTATCGATATGGATGAAGATCAAGCTCGTATGGAAATGGAGGAAGGTGATGCTGAAAGTAATTTTCAAAAAGCGTTTGGGTGGTATATCGTCACGAACAGAATTGCTGGAAACGATTTTACAAAGCATGATTACATCTACAATAAAACGGTAAATGAAGTTCTGAATCAACTGTCATTTTTGCTGTCATACGATCAGGAACAATTAAGATTACAAAAGAAAGCTCAAAGCGGATTTTAAGATACGTTTTGGGTTTTTTTATATTTATTATTGAATATGGTAAATTATAAACAAATATTAGCTGATTTTGCATCTATTGCTTATCATCATGAGCAAATTCAATCTTATGGATTTGGTGATTATAAGCAGATTACAAATGACCTTATGACTAAATTACCTACGAAATTTATTCGTATGTATGTAATACCTGGTGAAAGTTTATTAAATCAAAATTATATTACACATAAATTTGCTATTGTTATTATGGATAAGGTGGAAGATGATCTATCCAACCTGAAAGATGTTATGTCAGATACTTTAGAAATAGTAAAAGATATTTGGACAGTATTTTATCAATCATATACATCACAATATGGTGGATTCAGTTGGAATATTTTACCTGAGCAAGATCCAATTATAGTTCCTTTTACTGAAAAATTTGATGAAATTGTTGGTGGATGGACACTAAATTTAAGTACATATATACCATTTGATTATAATAGATGTGATATACCAATTGATTTTAATTATAATTTTCCTCAGGATCAAGTATTTCAAAGTTATAAAATTATTTTGGATGATTTAAATAAATTCGCAACATTACACGAACAAATTAATTCATATGGATTTGGTGATATTCAACAAATTACAAATGATATTATAACAAAACAAACTCCATTATGGCCTCGTATGTATGTTTTACCTTCGGATACTACAATACATTCAGGTCAATTACAAATGCAGTGGCAGGTATATTTCTTAGATATTACTAATGATGATTTAACTAATCAAGAAGATAATTTGAATGATTGTATGGAAATAGCAAAAGATTTGATGGCTAAATTATACTTATCAGATTATGAGGCTTTTTGGAATGCTACAATTGAACCTGTGTTGCAAGCATTTGAAACTAATGTAACTGGTTGGATGTTAACAATATCATTAAGACAAAAATCAGATTATAATAGATGTGTGTTACCATTAACTAATTTCTCCCCTAACCTAACGTGGGAAGAAGTTAATGAATTATGGAGGAAAGTTAGGGAACAATGGAATAAGGTATAAAATTAAATATATAAATATATATGGGTCAACTTAACAATCTTTACGTTAGTAGTTCATTTCAAGGTTTATTGAAAATGGCTGATTCTACTAATGGCTTAACTAATACGCTGCAAACAGTTCAAACTGGTGATGGTGATAATTCTCCTTTACAAATGAGTTTGACTGCTGTTAATATATCAGGATCATTTTATTTGAATGGTAATGAAATTACAGGATCAACATCAGGAACTTCTGGTACATCAGGAAGTTCAGGAACAGATGGATCATCAGGAAGTTCAGGTACATCAGGAACAAGTGGTTCAGGTTTTACATATAATGGTATTTGGGATAATACTGTTAATTATAAAGTTAATGATGTAGTATTATTTAGTGGTCAAACATATGTAGCATTATCAAACAATATAAATAAACAACCATCTGTATGGCCTGCAATATGGAATGTGTTTAGTGCTGCTGGTACAAGTGGTACATCAGGAACTTCAGGTAGTAATGGTTCAAGTGGATCTTCAGGTAGTTCAGGTTCTAATGGAAGTAGTGGTACAAGTGGATCTAATGGATCATCAGGAACAACCGGTAGTTCAGGTTCGAGTGGTACATCGGGATCATCAGGTTTAAGTGGATCTTCAGGAACTTCAGGTTCAAATGGATCATCTGGTACAAGTGGTAGTAATGGTTCTTCAGGTAGTTCTGGTAGTTCAGGAGGAACAGGAAGTTCAGGAACAAGTGGTTCAAGTGGAACAAGTCCTTCTATTAGTGGTGTAGGTCTAATTACAACAGGTTCAATTGGTTCAAATCAATCTATAACCGGTTCATTAACCAATTCAGGTTCATTAACATCTATTGGTAATTCTTATTTATTTAGTCCAGCATTTGCATCAGGATCAGTCCAATTAAATATAACAGGAGCAAATACACAAATTCAATCCAATTTAATATTTGGTTCAAATGTTGGTGCTCCTCCTGCTAACCAAACAGGTTCTTTTGTTTTAACTGGTTCAAATAATATTATATTAAATGGAATGAGAACAAGTACTGTTGTTTCTGCAGGAACAATTGGTTATTTGAATGGTGTCAATAATTTAATTGCTACAATTCCTCAATTATCAACTTCATCAATTGATTTACCTAGTATCAATTCAAATTATTTAAATTCATTACTTTTAGTTGATATTACAACTGGTTCACAACTTTATCAATATAGTGCAAATTATAATTCAGGTCCTGTAACATTAAGACATAAAAGTGGATCTTTTAATATAAATAGTAATTATATTGCAGGAACTTTCAACTCATTCGCAACACAATCTTTTTTAGAAAGTTTTGCTTTACCTACTTATACAAATAATATCATTATTGGTAATACAAGTAATTTATTAAATCAATCAAGTTCAATTACTTTTACAAGAAATTTTACTAATGCAGTTGCTTTAAATATACAAAATCAATTTTTAAATCTTTCATCTTCTGTTGCAGGAAGTGGTAGTGGTTCATTATCATTAAGTAATAATATTATTGGAGGTAACCAAATTACAATTTTATCAAGCGGTTCAAATAGTCAAAATAGAAGTATTAATAATAATTTAATTGGTGGAGGTAATATACTTTTAAATCAAATATCAAGTGGTTCCAATAATACATTTATTTCTCTTAATGCAATTTGGGGAGATAGTTTAACTGTATCAGGGTCAAACGTAGGACAAGGTTCAGGAGGTTCAGCATTTTTTGGTAGATTTAATGCAACAGGTTCAAATCAAGAAACAACAAATGAAACTGTATTTGTAGTAGGAACTGGTACGGCAGCAAACGCAAGAAGAAATGCTATAAGAATTGATAATAATAATAATACAACTTTAACAGGTTCAGTATCAATATCAGGTTCTTTACAAGTTAATGGTTTAAATGTTGTTACAGGAAGTATTGATAAAACTGGTTTAATAACAACAGGTTCAATTGGTTCAACTCAAGCAATATCAGGAGGATTAATTTTATCATCAAATAATGTTAATAATGGTGTTTTTTATGTAACAGGTGGTATATTATTATCAGGTTCAATTAATAACATGAACTTTTGGAGGGGACCTTTGGATAATGGAACAGTTTTAGGAATTGGTTTTAATACCTTAACAAAAAATACAACCGGTTCTAATGTTGTTGCAATTGGTGCTTCTGCTCTTGCTAATAATATTTCAGGTAGTAACCTTATTGCAATTGGTTCAACAGCATTATTAAATAACATAGCAAGTGATAATATTGCAATTGGTGCAAATTCTATGGGTAATAATACTACAGGGAATGGTAATATTGCAATAGGTGGTGGATCATTAAGTCAAAACGTAAGTGGATCAAATATTGTTGCAATTGGTCAAGGAGCACTTCAAAATAGTAAATCTGGATTTAACCTTGCAGTTGGGGCTGCAGCATTAAATGCAAATACAACAGGTCAATATAATATTGGTATAGGACAATCTGCAGGACAAGCAAATACAATTGGTGATAGAAATACATCAATTGGTTGGAATAGTTTTGTTACAAATACAACTGGATCAACAAATACTGCAATTGGTGCTCAATCATTACAAAATAATATAAGTGGTTCAGGTAATGTTGCAATTGGTTTTGGTGCTGGTTATTATAATACTGGTTCAAATCAGTTTTTTATTGGTAACGATAATTATGGATCGGTTAATGGTGAACAAACAAAATCATTATTATACGGTGTATTTGATAATACATTAACGAACCAATTTTTACAAATTAATGCTTCAACAAAGGTTACAAATAATTTAGTTGTAAGTGGTTCATTATCAGTAAATGGTAATTTACAATTTAATGTTGGATCATTTAGTTCAACTCAAACACAATCTGGTTCGGCAAACGTTTCACAATCTATAACATATGATACAACAGATTATTCACAAGGTGTTTCATATGTAAGTGGTTCAAGATTAACTATAGTAAATAAAGGCATATATAACATTCAATTTTCAGCACAAATAGATAGAGTGGCGGGTAGTGGAACAGACACTGTATATATTTGGTTAAAAAAGAACGGTACCAATGTAACAAATAGTGCAGGTGCAATAACAATATCAGGTGGTGCAGCAGCAGCAAAAA